AACCCGCCAACGTCCTGTTTGGCGCTATCGCGCGTCCAATCTCTCCCTGTCAGCGCGCGGCGAGATTCAAAATTCGATAATTTTGCGCCGCGCGTTGATAGAAGGGTCTCAGATTTATGCAATACAGATTAGGGGGGTTCATTTTACCTGTTTAACTTCATGACAGGTCGTTAAACAGGTAAAATGATTTTTTGGGAAAAAAATTCAAAAACTTAAATCATTAATAACTTTTTTATTTATTATCCGATTTACACAATTTTGGTCTTAAACCAAATCTATGCCCTTGAAGGTTACATTGGCATAACATTTAACAGTCAAAACAAAACGTAAAGGCACATCTCGCCCCTCAGAAGGCTTATTATAAAATAAATCTAATGCACGCATTAAATTAGTAACACCACCATAAAATACAGACGGTACACGAAAATTATCAGACTTAAAGAGTTCTTGCAAATATAATGGCAAAGGTTTAGTTGTAACTTGAGATTTAACAACACCACAAGGCAAATATTTACGTAAATGCTGAGGAATAACATATTTAAATACAGCAGGCTTTCTTGAACCAATAAAAATTTTTTTTGCATGTACATCATTAGGATAATTTACTTCAGTTAAATCTCTATTATCAAAAGTTACATCAAGATCCCATTGAAGGTAAAAAGGCAAATGTTTAAAAAATTCATTAATTCCAGGACTTAATAAACCTGAAGTTTTACTTTGTTCATCTTTATAAGGATAAATATCATAAGAAATACAATCTGCAGTAATATAAAATGAAAAATAATTGAATTTAATCCACTTATATCTTTGCAAATTTAATGTAAACAATTTCATTTTCAAAGCATGCACAGGCACATCAGTCTTAAACATTTCAGCATTTTCAGAACCTATTTGACGAGGATCACCACCAGTATAAGGAATTTTAATAATATGATAGTCCAAGTCTCTAACAGTCACTTTAACTTGATTTAGCTTTGCGAGGTTTCTTTTTGACGACTTGAAAGTCTTGTAGCTCCTCTTCCTCCGCCCTAGTCGGCTGTTTCGACGTTGTTGCCACCGCTTCCTGTACCGCAGGCGGTACATTCTCCTTCTCCAAGCACGCATCACCATTTTCAACAAGCAAATCAAACACACAAGTAGACGCAGCAACAACAGGACGCTTTCTGACAACATTATCAAACATGTCGTAGATTGTAAAACGCGACTGCAGCGCCCCCAGGATTTCACCATTACAACAATCAGATAAGCGAAAATTAGAAGTAACAAAGATTTTCTCAGGTCTAATTTTCATAGAACTTCCTTTAATTTCAGCAATAAAAGGATATCTATCAGACCAAATTTTAAGAAAATATCCTATCCATTTAAAATGGTCAGGCTCTACATCAGATATAAGAACATTAGGTTCTCCTAAATAACCATCCCACCATTTATTTAATGCTTTACAATAAACATTACCAATTTTACGTACCGCATAATCTTTACCAATCCTGGGGGGGCCACAAATCCAAACACCGCAACTTCCATCTAAATCATCAGACCTAAACTTCTGAAGAGACTCCAGAGTCTTTTTATAACGGAGATAGATGCCAGGATGGGTACTCTTAACATCGTCCAGTCTCCCGTCTGTTGCAGCAGCAATAGCCAATGCAAACGGACTAGTTGCTGGGCCAGACGATGGACGAGAACCAAACTCGGTGAATTCTCCATCTTTAGAACAGTACTGTATATTCTGGTCCACAGTACCTCTAGACGCCTCAAGGTGTACACTACCGAGGAGTTTCTTGACACCTGCCAGTCGTTTACGTTCCTTAAGGCAAATAAAGCCTTGTAAATGCGACTTCTTTGTAGTCGGACAAGTCTCACGGCCGTAGCACAGGTACTCCGTAGTAATGGGATCGAATTTAGGTGGAGAGTCGACATTGAAACTTGTAAAACACCAATTCTTACAGCGAGACATTGAAAGCGTCTTAACACGTCGAAATTCAAATTCAATTTGAATAAACCGCCGTTAAAACCTCGCCAAAGATAAGAAAATGGACAATTGGACACGTTGGCGGGGTAATACTG